ATCATACTATCAATCCCTATCTTTATGGTTGGTTATGCCATAGCTATCAACGATATTGGTGTGATCGATAGGGTTGACGCTGGGTTCAAGGCGCTGTCACAATTGCCAGAGTGGTATCAGTATCTACTGTTCATTGCGATCAGCAGTTCATTCGGTATCCGTGGTGTATCCAAGCTAATGGAGATGCGGAAATGAAGAAGCCTAACAAGGGATTGTATTACAACATCATGGCAAAGCGTGCCAGGATAAAGTCAGGATCAAGCGAGCGTATGCGGAAGCCTGGCGCCAAGGGTGCGCCTACCGATAAAGCATTTAAAGAATCGGCGAAGACTGCTAAAAAATAAAGCGCATGAAACTGCAATAATGCTACAGAAATACGCGCAAGAAAAAGAAGAATTGGATACACAGGTTTAAACGATGTTTAAATATTTCACCAGGGAAGAGTTTAACTGCCAAGAGACGGGCGAGAACGGTATGCAGGATGAGTTCATCTATGCGCTAGACCAGCTGCGCGAGGCGTGCGGCTTTCCGTTTCGAATCACCAGCGGTTTCAGATCGCCCAATCACTCGCTGGAAATCAAGAAGTCTAAGCCTGGCACTCATGCTCAAGGTATTGCTGCCGACATAGCAGTATCAGATGGCAACCAAAAGTTTCTGATCGTTCAGAATGGTATGGCGCTTGGCTTCAGCGGGTTCGGCCAGGGCAAAACATTTATGCATGTAGATACCAGGCGCACCAGGCCTGTAATGTGGGAATACAACTAGGAGAACACTATGCCATACGGTAAAGGTACATACGGATCAAAGGTTGGACGACCATCCAAGAAAGACAAGATGGATCCAGGTCTCAAGAAAGCAGCGATGAAGCGGATGGCAAAGAAGCGCAAGAACTAATGCCGGACATAACCATTCAAGATCTGGAACCAGGGCAGACAGTTATTATTGCCGTGGTTCAGCGCGAAGAATATGATGATCCTGATGATGGCGAAGAAGAAGATATTCCCGAGCCGGTTGCCAAGATCTTAGACCTGGTATCAAACGGTTAGTCTTGCGTAGTATGCAAGAGTCCGGTTGACTTGACCACTGGATCTTGGACCTTTGGTTGCAGCTCCGTGTCGATCAAGATCTCGCAGTAGTGTATTGCTTTCCGCAGATCATCAACCCCGCCCTTATCTCTCCAGCGCGAAATATATTTCACCACCGCATGTTCGCAAATCCCTAGATTGTTTGCCAGGGCATACTCTAACGGTTGGATCATCATTTGTTTGTAATGGTTGCCGCCTACTTGCTTATCGAATGCACTCATCTTAATCGCTCCGCGTTTACTTTTAGTCTTGCCTCTTCTCCATACTCCTTGTGCAATACGATGCAGGTCATCGTTCTTTCTGCGCCGTAGCCACTAGCATTGTGCCAAGAATCTGGCGGCGGTAAAACCCCGAAATGCTCGATGGTCATGCCGCCTATTTCTTTTGCGTCTCGATGGTGGATGTGTCCCAGGTAGCAGTAGACATGATCGGCATCGCCCCATTCTTTTCTGAGGTTGCGGGTGATGGCCTCGTATAACCTGGTTGCGTTGATCTTGTCGCCGTGGTGAGTGACGACCAGGTTCTTGCCGAACTGAAACCATACAAACTTGTTGAAGTTATCCAGCACTGTGACGCGCTTGTCGTTCTCGAAGTACATTTGAATTGCAGTGTTGAGAAACAGGCTTGCGTCTGGATCATGGTTGCCCCTGGCGTTCACGACCATTACCTTTTTATGCTTCTCAAGCATGCGTAACACGACTCGTTTTATTAGGTGCGATCCCGCTCTGATAATGCGTCCCCAATTGCCATCGGAATCTAGCAGGTTCTTAGAATTGGGTGTGCTTGAGCTGGCGTCTTGGATGTGAAAGAAGTCGCCAAGGTTGACCAGGCATCCCGTCTCACTGTTGGGGGATACAGCGACCAGCCTGTCGACTGCATCGTCTAATATTTTTTCTGACTTGTTTACGTCCCAGTCTTCGGCGCCTGTCTCCTCTGACCAGGCACTCAGTCCCAGGTGGTGATCGCCTATCAGGTACACTGACATAAGATCCTGGTCTACAGTCTTGGGGGCTTTCAGTGGTTTGTGTATGCCGGATAGTTCATCTTTAAACGCATCCGTAAACTCGTCCATCATCTCCTGGATCTTGACCTTCTCAGGTTCCTGGATGTGCCATTGCAGCTTGATGGATCCGTCTTCACCGTATGCGGTGCTTAATCTTTTGGTGGTGAACCCTGGTGCAACTTGCCGAGTGACCCCGTAATCTGGGGCCACACCGGAAGCCGCTGCTCTAATGTGTACTCGTGATATTAGCGCGTGCACTCGCTTAGAATGCTTGCCTAATCTTCTACTGATTTCAGTCTGAGTTAAGCCCTGGATATGTAGCTGGATAACTTCCCTCTGATAATCCGTTGTGCAAAACTCCAGGTGCCTCTCAATAGATCGTGCTGCCATAGCTGAGTGCCGATAGATTTTGCATCATTATACTAATGTCAAGCTGTTTTTATACCCCCTTCCTTTCCGTGAAATCAAACCCTTACGCTCCAGGGCTGCGATGTGTTCTGAGACTGTCGTTCTAAATATCTGAAAGTGTTCGGCAATCTCTCTCTGTGCGGGTGTGACTTGGTGCCGAGCGTAATGCTCGGCGATAAAGTCGTATATCTCCCGCTGTCGTTTGGGAAGTGTCACTTGCTCGCCTCCTTCTCAAGTCTGCTGATCTTGGTATTCAGATAGCCGGAGACATGAACACGAGTCGTTGCCTCCAGAAACCCCATCGTCGCCAGGTTGTGATCCCTGATCTGAAACAGCATTGCCAGGGCTTCGGCTGCTTCGGTTCCTTTCTTCTGAAAGTTTTTTTCGTAAACATCCAGCATCACAGTAAACCCATCGGCATAGGCTTGTTCTGTGGTGTAGTCGTCCTTGTACTGCTCGCCGTTGTGGTTCATGACCTGGTAAACAGATGGCTTGGATTTCTTTTTAGACTTTGGTTCCAGTACAGTTTCCGGTACGGGTTCCGGTATGACTTCCGCTGCAACTTCGATCGCTGTGGATTCATATTCGGCATAGTCATCGGCTGGTGGTGGTGGCGGCAAACTGTCCAGCGGATTCGCATGCGTAACACTAGGCGTTATATCTCTGGCTTCGCCTTTGTCGACTGGGTAGTCTTGCGCTTCTTCGGCTGTGATCACGCCCTTGAGCGCATCTGGGAATGCGTCCCGCAGTGCAAAGCCTCGCGCTCTCATTGCCAGCATTCGCTCGGCGTAGTTTGTCCACGGTCCCTGCTTACCCCATAACCTGGCCTTCTTCGCATCGGCCACGCTGAAGGTTCGTTCTGTCTCCTCCATCTCTTCGGCATATCGGCGCTTGACCAGGCAATGCGCGACCTTGTTGTCGCCTTCGCCGTCGATCCATTCTTTAACGCCAGCGCAGCGGGGGTCATTCTTGACTAGCGCCAGGGCTGCGTCACCGTATACGCTGGGCTTGCCATTGATGACCGCGATATTTTGCAGGGCTTGCAGCGGTTGCAGTCCTAGTTCATATCCCCACTGGATAGCGACTAGCACATCCTGCGGTTTGCCTTTGTAGGCGCCTGGCACCATGCCTGACTGGCTGATCATCTTGGAAAATTCCATTGCTTCGGTCATGTTCTGTGGCGCGAGTGTTGGTAGTTTGCTCATTGTTCGATTACCTCTTTTATTGTGATTGATTTCTGACGGGCGCTGCTCTCTGGCTTTGCCGGTTCTAGTTCGTGGTTACAGTTGGGGCATTGCTTGGCGGGTTTGGCTTTGCTGTGTCTGACTGGCCAGTTGACCTTGATTAGTCTGCCGGTGTCGTCGCGCAGCTCTGCCTTGGTTGAATTGCCAAGCATACCCATTAACACCAGGCTGCTCTGCTCTAGCTGCTCCTGGTACTTCTTAAGCACAAGCTTTGCGCCGATGTAACTGTCGACGGCTGCGATGGCATCCTCGCGCAGCTCGATGGTGTCGTCCTCTGGCTTACTGTAAACGCGGTGGACTTGCTCCAGGGTTGTCGGCGCTGGGTAGGTGCCTTCGCTCATGTGCTTTTCGAATTCATGGCACGCCTGGGTGATCCTTGCCTGGGTCGCGCCGTGTGGCTCGAAGACATGAATCACAATCTTGCGGGCGCCGTAGCAGGTGATCAAGATACCCCACCGCGCATCATGGCACATCATGCCGGCTTGCAGCTGTATCGGTCCTCGATATAGTGGCGGGTCGTCGGGCTTTTCGAACACGGTGGTAAACTTAGCCTCCAGCACGCCTAACCCTGTAAGCGTGACCTCGCCGCTGTCGTTCATCACGACAATGCCCGCGCTCTGGTCGGTGCGGATTGTCAACGGTTCGTTGCAATATAACAGGCCGTCATCGCTGTACCATAGGTCAAGTGCTGGGTGCTTCTTGGCTGCGTCTGTGCCGTCGAGCTGGTAGTTGTACCAGTCATAATCCTGCAAGCCAATCATTCGAAGACCACGATTTAAAATCACGTTTTCCGTTGCGTTGCCTATGTCGATCTGCAAGCTGTCCAGCTCTGGCAGTTCTCCGCCCGCGCGAGCTGCGCGGCATTGGTCCAGCACTTCGTGCGGGGATTGGTACGGGCTGGCGCCCATGTAGGCGGGCATGATTGACCCGCTCAGATATCCATTTGGTGATAGCTTCGCCATCGTTTTTGCTCCTCTGTTTAAGTTGGTGCGGCCTTGCATCCGCTCGGTGTCAGTTATACTTTCCTGTTCAGGCCGGCTTTAACACACTAGAAAGGTCAGGCCAAAAATTATTGGGGCTCGCGTAACATCTCACGCTGCAAGCGCTCGATCGTGTCCCTGGTTGTCACCATGCAAGCGCGGTCGGTCTCGTCCATCCGGTCGGTCATCTGCTCCAGTGTCAGGTGGATCAAGTGCCAGGCGTCCAGCAAATCTTCTCGTCGTAACTTCATCGGTTCACCTCCTGGCAATTTGGTTTCGCGTCCAGGTAGTCGGGGTGATAGCCCGCGCACACATCCTGAATATATCGCGCGTGCTCTGCGACCTGGTGCTCGTAATCTTCCGAGCTGATCCATAACACCGCAATTGCGGCGACGATCACCGCGGCTGCGGTGGCAATCTTCTGCAAGTTGTTCATATATTGACCCTCACTCTAATTGTGCCAGCTATCCATTTATCGGCCACATGCTGCGGCAATGAGAAACTGCGATAAGGCGCCTGGATCTCATCGTCACCCAGAATTAAACTCGTCCAACCTGGATAAATTTGATTCTTGCGGTTGGCGTCAACGCGCTCGTACAGCGTCCAGACTTTCCGGCTGGCATCTTCAAGCTTAATCATATTCTCACCTCGATGCTGACGTTGCAGATTTCTCCCAGGATGCGCTCAAAATCAGCGCGGCCATGGTAAGGCTCGGATACATCCCCAATATGCCACTGGCCCGCGCCATGCTCTTCGTCAAGCCAGGCTTGCAGGTTGTCGACGAATGCCTCGTCGTCGTCCTGAATGCCACTGTAGTCGTCATACAGTAGCGCCACGATGGCAAAGTGCGGGATGCGGTAGGTTTCTGTCTCGAACATTGTTATCACTCCTCTGTTGGTTTCCTGGACGCCTCACGGCGTTTCGATCCGTACCACTGGATCTCATCAGCAGGGTTGATAAACGATCTCAGCCTGGGTGGTCTTACCATTAGGGGCCAGGTAACCGGCCTCCAGCTTCCAGTCCAAGTCTGAATAAACATGGCGGTCCCAGTTGTACTTCTGGGTGAGTGAGACAATGCCATCGACGCTGTTAATCGGACAATACGTTTCCCATTGCCACTCACCCCAAAAAGGATCGCTTTCCGTTCCTTCGTTCTTTCGATAGCTGAGAATAAGTTTTAATTGATCGCTCATGGTTAGTGCTCCTGGTTTGGTTTAGGGTTGCATTACGCGGCTTGTGCCGCGCTCTGCTGTAGGTTCTTGATGAAGTCGCACGCCTTTTGCGCTTCGGCTGCGGCGGTGAAGATTAAGCGCTTGTCACCCTTTAATGCTGTCAGCCAGCCATTGAGATA